ATGTCCTGGCTTTGTCCAACAACCGCAAGATTCGCCGCCAGTTGGAGCGCATCGATCCAGCCGCATTGCGCAAAGAGTTGGCCGAGTACGGCGCCTGGGATGAGCAGGAGTTGGCCGACCACGAGCAAAACATCCAGCGCATCCTTTGGATCGCGGCAGGCGACATCGTTGAAAACCAATGGAGCAAATCATGAGCCTATACACGGACCTGGTCGAGGCTGGCATCGAGGTCAGCAACTGGCAGTCGGACTTGTATTTCCCGGTGTCGTATGAGTCCATGGAAATCTTGGCCAAGTACCCAAACCAGTCGCGCTCAATCTTCAAATCAAACATCGATGGCCGTCCGACAGTCGAGGCGCCGTTCGCATTTGATCCGTACTGGGAATCGAAAGTTGTTGACACAGCGTCAACGAAATAGAGTAGAATTTCAACACATCACCACAAGGAGATACAAATGGCAGACATCAGCATCCACAACACCAAGTCAATCGTCATCAGCGAAGTTCGCGAGATCAATGGCAACACTCCGCTGTACACGAGAGACATCACCATCACCGACGCCAGTGGCCACGAAGTTGTGATCACATGCTTTTCAACCAGCGAGGAAGCTGAAGAATTGCGGGTGTTGCTGTGAAGCGCAACAACTACATCGCCGAGATCGAGCACCGCGTTTGCGGCATCCCTTGCATCATCGGCGTCACCGATTACGAGGGCTACACACCCGCGTATATCTCCGGCCCACCAGAGAACTGCTACCCGGCAGAGGGTGGGTCCGGGGACTTTGAGATCCTGGACCGCAAAGGCTACCGCGCCAAGTGGCTTGAGAAAAAACTCACAGCGCGAGATGAGGACGCGATCCAGGAATTGATTTATGACCACATGGAGAATGACTGATGACTATTCAGAGAATCGAAATTGAGAGTGAAAAGCAGTGGCTTGCCGAGCGGGCCAAGGATGTGACCAGCACCGAGGTGTCGGCCTTGTTTGGCTTGTCGCCTTACCTGACCGAGTTCGAACTGTTTCACCAAAAGCGCGACGGCGTGACCGTCAAGTTCGAACCCAACGAGCGCATGAAGTGGGGCAACCGCCTGGAGTCGGCCATCGCGCACGGCGCCGCGGAGGACATGGGCTGGGACATTGCCAAGTTCAATGTGTACATGCGCGACCAGGCCGCACGCATCGGGTCCAGCTTTGACTTTGAGATCAAGTCCAGCGCCAATGGCCCAGGCATTCTTGAGGTCAAGAATGTCGACTGGGTGCAGTATCAGAAGTCATGGATTGACGACGGCAATGGCAACATCGAGGCGCCCGAGCACATCGAGTTGCAGGTCCAGCATCAAATGGAAATTGCCGATTACGACTGGTGCGCAATCGTGGCGCTTGTCGGTGGCAACGAGCAAAAGATAGTCCTCCGAAATCGCGATCGGGACATTGGCAAAAGTATACGCGAACGCACCAGCGAGTTCTGGAATCGCGTGCAGTCCAACACCGCGCCATCAGCCGATTACACACGCGACGCTGAGTTCATCATCAAGCAGTTGCGCAACGGCGCAGACGAGGGCTTGGTGGCCGAGGCTGACCGTGAACTCGAGGACATGATCAAGCAGTTTGAATTCGTGCGCAAAGAGGCCAGCGATCTGGAAAAGATCAAGGACCAAAAGCGTGCAGAGATCCTGGAGCGCATTGGCCGCGCCAGCAAAGTTCTCACCAGTTTTGGCTCGCTATCGACGGGGCAAGTCAAAGGCCGATCAGGCACTCTCATCACGCCTGAGATGGTCGGCACAGTCATCGGTGCAACCGAGGGCTACCGCAGTTTCCGTTTTTATCCCAAGAAGGAGAAGTAAACCATGGCAACCGAGCAACGCATTTACAAAGTCGTCAGCAATGACAAAGCATACCTGGTCCAGGCCATCAGCCAGGCACAAGCACTGCGCCACATTGCAGGCCGCATGTACCAGGTCGAAGCCGCCAGGCCCATCGATGTCGCCACGCTCATGAGCAACGGCACCAAACTCGAGGTGGCCAGCACGATCCCCGAGCAAGACCAACTCAAACTTGAAGGAGCACAAGCATGACTACAGGAACCGAACTCAGCCCCATCGAAGCAATGCGTGGCACCCTGGTGAGAATGCAACCAGAATTCCAGGCCGCACTGCCACCGCAGATCCCGGTCGAGAAGTTCATCCGCACCACACTCACCGCAGTGCAAATGAACCCAGACCTGCTGGGCGCCGATCGTCGCTCACTGCTGGGTGCGTGCATGAAGGCCGCACAAGATGGCCTGCTGTTGGATGGCCGCGAAGCCGCGCCCGTGATCTTCAACACCAAAGAAGGCAAGAAGGTCCAGTACATGCCCATGGTCGGCGGCATCTTGAAAAAGATCCGCAACTCAGGCGAACTGTCCAGCATCAGCGCACAGGTGGCGTACGACAAGGACCACTTCGAATACGAACTGGGCGACAACGAGAACATCGTTCACCGTCCATTCTTGGGCGAGGATCGAGGCAAGCCAATCGCTGTGTACGCTGTGGCCAAGACCAAGGACGGCGCAATCTACCGCGAGGTGATGAGCGTGTCCGATGTCGAAAAGGTGCGAGCCGCCAGCCGTGCAGGCAAGTTCGGCCCATGGGTTGACTGGTGGGATGAGATGGCCAAGAAGACTGTGATTCGTCGCATGGCCAAGCGCCTGCCATCGAGCGCGGATCTGGACCAGGTTATCGCCAACGACAACGAGGCATCAGGATTCGTCCAGGTGGAGCGCAGAGAGGCCGTAAACATCACGCCGGTACCAGAGGCCCAACAAGCCCCTTTGAGCCGCCTGAAGGCCTCTATGGGCCAGCCAGCGGATGATGTCATTGACCAGGCAACTGGCGAGATCACACAAGCGGAGGTGGCCAATGTCCCAACTGCTGACGCCTAAACAATTGTGCGAGCGATGGAAGGTCGCCGATAACACCCTGCGCAAGTGGCGGGTGGCCAACATCGGACCGGCTTACATCAAACTGGGCGATGGCCGAAACAGCGAGGTGCGGTACCGCATCGACGATGTCGAGGCTTTCGAGAAAAGCAATCGATTCACAACCGACAACAAATGAGGAAAGCCATGAGGACCAGAATGATCACAATCCTGATTGTCTGCTCCCTTGGCTGGATCAGTGGGTGCTCGAGCAACAAGCCGATGCCACCCACACCAGTCGAGCAGGAGTTGATTCTTGATAAACAGATTCACTCGATGAGCCGCAACGAAGTCATCACTGCGGTTCGTGAGTGTGAGTCAACAGGCCTTCGCGCCGTCATGATGTATGGAAAACGAAAGGTCAACGGGTACTCAGCCGACATCGTCATCGATGTCACATGCGCACCCAGGTGAAAAAAAACCCCAGGGGAATGAAACCCTGGGGCTAACCGTCGTGAAGGAGTAGGCAACTGCTTATGCCAGACGGGATGGAGACAACTCAAACCAGTTCAAAATGCGGGCCGTCAATGAACGGCCTTTTGTTTTGCTTGCGCCGGGTGTCGATGTAGTAGACCATGGCCTCTTCCATCGTGCCGCGCCAAAGCCGGATGTCCGGCACATTCCACGCGGCGCCCCAGCGTATCGCTACATTCTTTTCAATCGCGGCCTGCTTGATCGCATCGGCGATGTTGTCGTACAGATTCAGTTCCCAGGACACCTGGCCATTGATGTACGCCACCAGGTCCACAGCCTCACCGGTCAAATGCTTTGACTCCATGGTTTGGCTTTTGCCAGCCTCAACATATTTGCGCTGAGTCTCGACGGTGCGCAACCCTTCGGTCACTGCAAAGTCGACGGTCGTGATCTCGATGGCACGGCACACCACATCGACCAGGCGGTCGTCTACGCCGTCTAATCGCTCGATGCTACGCTGAGATAGTCTGAACCCGTTCATCGCGGCCAAGCCCCGTTTAACGCTCTTGAATCAAGGGCGTGTCCATCAGCATCTTTTGCCACCGCTTCAAGCTGTCCGACACATTCTGCGAGTACGGTTGAGAGGGTTGTTGCGTGAGCACGGACGGAGGTGCAGGTAGAGGTGGACACACTGCTTGTGGTGTTGGCGATCTGGTTGCGCAACCGCTCAAGATCGTTACGAGCATCAGTAGCGGCACGAGCATTGCGCTGTGCGATTTTGTTTGCCTCATCGATGGCCTCCTGTTTTTTGCGCTCGAGAACTGTGTACTTGGCCAGGGCATCTGCGTTTGCTTGTGCAACCTGGCGCTCATGATCAGCGATCAGTTGGTCGATCTTGGAATTCAGACGCCACCCATTCGCTGTCCATCCCATCGCGAATGTTGCGATTAGAAGTGCGGCGCTGATCAGCAGTTTGAGTTTGGTGTCGAGCATTGTTTGTCCACTTGTCATCTACAGTCGAAAACCCGATATACGCGCCCACCACAGAACCCACGAAAAGGTAGAACGCGCCAGCGACGCTTCCAAGTTGAGCAGAGTCGGTGACGAGTAAGAGCAAAGGGAACACCAGGCCTGCAACCAAGGAAGCCCAGGCCATGCGTCGTCTGTTCTTCCATCGGTCAACATGGTCCATTATTCCTTGTCTTCCTTGTGCTCGAGTTTCTTGAATATCAGGCCCAGCGTGTTGTCGATCTTGTTGAAGCCGTCCTTCATGTCCTGCTTGATTTCGCGAACTGCTTCTTTGAAATCATCCTTGCGCACATAGACCTCTGGCAGATCACGCTCGATTTGGCGGATGTCGCTCTTGAGTTCTTTGATCGCGTCCCAGATAACTTTCAAGACCCAGCCTCCAAGAAATCCGCAAACACCTACCACCCAGTTAAACAGCGTCTGGTCCATTCATTTCACTCCTGTGGCTTTGGATACATGGCCTTAACGGCCAAGCAGTCCGCAATGTATTTATCAATTTGTGATTGATCGCCTTTGACCACACCGTCAATGTAGTCAGTGATTGGCGGGTAATCTGCGGAGCGAGCGTGCTTGTATGCGTTGTCGTCAGCAAGTTTTTTCAACTCATTGCGCTCAGTCAGCACTGCCTCGCACTCTTCACTTGTGAGGGCAACTAGATTGCCATCTGCAAAGCAGGCTGGTATAGAAAAAGGCTCACCATTAAAAATACCAGTGGCTTCTTTTGTTTGCTCGTTTACAAAATAATTTTCAATCATGACATATTCACTCCATAAACAGCATAACTTAGGGTAGCAATGTTTGCTCCACCAGCAAAACGCAAACCCCATAGTGCTGTAGTTTCAATATTTATTGCGCCAGTATTAATGTTTTGCGCGGTACCAGAATTTGTGCGAATTGCCGCATTTGCAACGCCAGACCATTTATTTGATGTGCCATTTAACATAAGAGTTGCATCAATCGAACCATGGTATATGCCTGTATCGGCTGTTACGGATGTTGTATCGCCCAATATGTACCAATGTGGTTGATTTGAGTAATTTACTTGAGCATTTGCTCCTTCACCTTCACGAGTTGCGCCACCATACCAACCGCCAGCAGTGGTGCCGCTACTAATCAATTTGCTAATCCAAATTTGTGTAGCAGACGCCATTGAAATATTGCGAATAAAAAACTTGTAGCAGGTGTATGAATGCGCACTCAAGTTGATGTCAAGAGCGGCGGTAGCTGATGAAATAGTTCCAGACGCAAGACGAGTCATTGCCGCGTTTGCTGGTGGCATAGTCAATGTTTTGCCGCTGAGATCAAGAGTCGAAGCCAGCTTTCCGGCAGACACTGCAAGGTTTGCAATATCTCCTTCTTTAATCTGCGTGTCAGTACCTAGCAAGTCTGCAAGATTGCGGGAGTTGGACATGGTTACGCTCCTTCAGTCTGCGCGGCCTGTGCTCGTGCGGCGGCTTCTGCTTCGATCTGAGCCTGGCGTTGCGCGGCAGTGATCACCCAGCCGTTCTGAAATGCCAGGTCAACCATAGCGTCTTTCGAGCCAGGGATCTGGATGCCATTGACCAAGCATTGCTCGACGCAAATCTTGGCGATCTCATCAATAGCAACGCGACAACGATCGTGTACCGCATTTTGAATCCACTCGTCTTGCGACATTGCAACGCTAGACAAAGCCTTGTCTTCTGCGGTCGATAAAGTGATTGTGTATTGAGACATTTTTTTCCTTTCGGTTACCCAATGAATTCGTAAGTCACATAGCCGTAGTCAAGTTCCCCAGACGCAGAACCATTTAAGTTATTAATGAATCCTTCAATAAAATCGCTTGCGGCTAAAGCAAAAAGTTAGGTTACGTAAGCAAATGTGTGTTGAGC